AGTGTTCATTCCTAGCATGACAGAATATGTAAGAACAGGGTTTGAGGTATTGAATACACTACCTGAGTGGTATCAATATCTTTTGTTTATAGCAATTAGTGCATCCTTTGGTATTAAAGGTGCAGGTCAAGCTATGAAAATTATGGGGAAGAAATGAACTTAATAAAACTACAAGATGAATTAGCTAATGATGAAGGAATTAAGTATGAAACGTATTATTGTTCACTTGGGCATTTAACAGGGGGTATAGGACATCTTATTACTGAATGGGATACAGAATACTACGATAAACCTGTAGGAACTAAAATACCTAATGAACAAGTAAATGATTGGTTTGAGAGAGATATAGAAACAACTATAAAAGATTGTAACCTATTATTCTCTCAATTTGATAATCTACCTAGTGATATACAACATGTATTAGCCAATATGTGTTTTCAATTAGGTAGACCAAGGCTATCCAAATTTAAAAATATGATTGCCGCTGTAGAAGATTTGGATTGGCATAAGATGGCAGATGAAATGGAAGATAGTAATTGGTTTAAACAAACACCTAATAGAGCCAAGCGTCTAATAGCAATCGTTGATAGACAGCAATACAGAGAGAACCCACCAGTATGAGTAGACAATTAACTGAAAGACAACAAAAGTTTCTTGATGTGCTATTTGATGGTGCAGGTGGTGATGTAGCACAAGCTAAGATATTAGCAGGATACTCTGAAACATCTAGCACCTCTGATATAGTTAAATCTCTTAAAGAAGAGATTATGGATGCTACACAAATATACATGAGTAGAAACGCACCTAAAGCTGCTGTGGCTATGGTAAGCGGTGTAGATGACCCTACCCAGCTTGGTATACGAGACAAGCTCTCAGCAAGCAAGGAACTGCTAGACAGAGTAGGTTTAATTAAAACCGAAAAGGTACAAGTAGAAGCATCTGGTGGTGTAATGATATTACCACCTAAAAATAAAGAGTAATATGACTGCAAGAAGTTTAGGTAAGTGGAAGTTACCACAGCCTACCGATGTAAAAGATGAAGAAGGAAAAGAATGGTCTAAGATACCACGTATATCACGTATAATACCATTCGGATATGAAAAAAATATAGAAGACCCTGACGTACTTAATCCAATACCTTTAGAGCTTGAAGCTATTGAAATGGCTAGAAAATATGTAAAGCAGTATTCCTTTCGTCAAGTTGCGAATTGGCTTACTCAAAAAACAGGTAGAGAAATATCTCACGTAGGATTAAGAAAAAGGTTAATGCATGAGCAACAACGTAAGAACCAAGCTAGAACTCTTAGAAAATGGTCTGAGTACGCCCAGAAAGCAATCGAGAAAGCGAAAGCCATCGAAGAAGAAAGACTCGGTTCAAAAATCTAAAGTAGTTGAGGTAGAACGTGTAAACGATGAAGAATCTCTTAACGTTATATTTAAACCAAATGCAGGACCACAGACAGAGTTTCTTGCAGCAGGGGAAAGAGAAGTTTTATATGGAGGTTCAGCAGGTGGTGGTAAGTCGTATGCCATGCTTGCAGACCCACTAAGGTATATGGGTCACCCATCCTTTAGTGGATTATTATTAAGACATACGACAGAAGAACTTAGAGAGTTAGTATGGAAGTCACAAGAATTATATCCTAAAATTTGGAAGGGTATAAAATGGTCAGAGAGAAAGATGCAATGGGTAGCACCATCAGGTGCTAGATTGTGGATGTCATACCTTGACAGAGATGATGACGTATTAAGATATCAAGGATTGGCATTTAGTTGGATAGGGTTTGACGAGTTAACGCAGTGGGCAACTCCATTTTCATGGAACTATATGCGTTCACGATTAAGAACCGCATCGGCAGATTTGCCAATCTATATGAGAGCCACTACAAACCCAGGAGGTCCTGGGCATGGCTGGGTTAAAAAAATGTTTATTGACCCATCACCATATGGAAAGGCATTTGATGCAACAGATATCGAGACCGGGGAAGTACTTAAGTATCCAGCAGGACATAGCAAGGCTGGACAAGCATTATTTAAAAGGAAATTTATCCCTGCGAGATTATTTGACAATCCGTATTTATCTAGAGAAGGTGATTACGAAGCAATGTTGCTCTCCCTTCCAGAGCAACAGCGTAGGCAATTACTTGAGGGCGATTGGGATATTAAGGAAGGTGCCGCTTTTACGGAGTTTAATCGTGATATTCACGTTGTTGAGCCTTTTCACATCCCTAGTAATTGGGTCAAATTTAGGGCTTGTGATTATGGTTATGGTTCTTATAGTGGTGTGTTATGGTTTGCTGTCTCGCCATCTGAACAACTTATTGTCTACAGAGAACTCTATGTTAGCAAAGTCCTTGCCACAGATTTGGCAGATATGATAAATGAATTAGAAGCAGAAGATGGTAACATAAAGTATGGAGTATTAGATAGTTCATTATGGCATAAGCGTGGAGATACAGGACCTTCACTAGCAGAACAAATGATACAAAGAGGGTGTCGTTGGAGACCTTCAGATAGAAGTAAAGGTAGTCGTGTATCCGGTAAAAATGAGATACATAGACGTTTGCAAGTAGATGAATATACAGAAGAACCTAGAATAGTATTTTTTGATACGTGTACTAATACGGTTTCTCAATTACCGTCTATACCTTTGGATAAAAAGAATCCTGAAGATGTAGATACAAGAGCAGAAGACCACTTGTATGATGCTTTAAGGTATGGTATAATGTCACGACCACGATTTAGTATATTTGATTACGACCCACATGGCAGACCATCTAGTAGTATGCCTGTAGCAGATTCAACGTTTGGATATTAATATGGCTGAAGAAGAAATAAATTTAGAAGATGATGCGATTGCATTAGAGGATTCTGAAGACTCTGATGTAACGGATACTGAAGTAAAAGGTATTGCTAATCATGTCATGTCTCAATTTAAAAAATCAGAAGACTACAGATATGATGATGAAATAAGATGGGTTCGTGCCTATAGAAACTATAGAGGCATATATGGACCTGATGTTCAATTTACTGAAGCTGAAAAGTCTAGAGTATTTATTAAAATAACAAAAACAAAAACATTAGCTGCTTATGGACAGATAGCTGATGTATTATTTGCAGGAAACAAATTTCCTATAAGTATAGAACCAACTGAACTACCAGAAGGAGTTGCTAAAGATGTTAGTTTCGACCCTAAAGAACCTCAAGAATTACGTAATCAAACTAATGGACAGGATAATGTTTCTCCCTATGGTTTCATGGGAGATGGCAAGGAGCTTCCTAAAGGAGCTACAGCACAAAGTTTGCAAGACATGCTTGGTCCTTTGGAAGAAAAGCTTGGAGACGTTGAAAACCTTAAAGAAGGCAGTGGACAAACTCCTACAGCGATAACATATAGTCCTGCGATGATTGCAGCTAAGTCTATGGAAAAACAAATTATGGACCAACTGCAAGAGTCTCATGCTAATAAACATCTTAGAAGTACTGCTTTTGAGATGGCTTTGTTTGGTACAGGAGTAATGAAAGGACCATTCGCCATTGATAAAGAGTATCCAAATTGGAACGAGGAAGGGGAATACTCCCCCGTTTTTAAAACCATTCCTCAAGTTAGTCATGTTTCTTTATGGAATTTTTATCCAGACCCTGATAGCACTAACATTGAACAAGCACAATATATAATAGAACGACACAAAATGTCACGTTCTGAGTTACGTTCTTTAAAACGTAGACCTTATTTTAGAGATTCTGTTATTGAAGAAGTAATAGCAGAAGGTGAAAACTATACCAAAAAGTATTGGGAAGATGATTTAATAGATTATAATCAAGATAGTTATGTAGAACGTTTTGAAGTTCTTGAATATTGGGGTATGTTAGATACTGAAATGCTTGAAGACCAAGGTGTTGAAATTCCTAAAGAATTGAAAAACTTTGAAGAGTTACAAGTTAATGTATGGATATCTGGTAGCAGATTACTTAGAGTTGTTCTTAACCCATTTAAACCTGCTAAGATACCTTACATGGCAGCACCATATGAATTAAATCCATATTCTTTTTTTGGTATTGGTTTAGCAGAAAATATGGATGATACTCAAACATTAATGAATGGTTTTATGAGAATGGCTGTTGATAATGCTGTACTATCAGGTAACTTACTTATAGAAGTAGATGAAACCAATTTAGTTCCGGGTCAAGACTTGTCTGTATATCCGGGTAAAGTATTTAGAAGACAAGGGGGTGCTCCGGGTCAAGCAATTTTTGGCACTAAGTTTCCTAATGTATCAAATGAAAATTTACAACTGTTTGATAAGGCTAGACAACTAGCTGATGAAAGCACTGGACTACCATCTTTTTCTCATGGACAAACAGGGGTATCGGGTGTAGGAAGAACCGCATCAGGTATATCTATGTTAATGAACGCAGCAAGTGGCAGTATTAAAACTGTTATTAAAAATGTAGATGATTATTTACTTAAACCTTTAGGTGAAGGCTTATTTAGATTTAATATGCAATTTAATTTTAACCCAGAAATAAGAGGTGATTTAGAAGTTCATGCTAGAGGAACTGAAAGCTTAATGGCAAATGAAGTTCGTAGCCAAAGACTAATGCAATTTTTACAAACTGCATCTAATCCTGCCCTTGCTCCGTTTGCCAAGTTTAATTATATAATAAGAGAAATAGCAAAAGCTATGGACTTAGACCCTTCTAAAGTTACGAATAATATGGATGAAGCTGTATTACAGGCAGAGTTACTTAAACAGTTTCAAGGACCTCAAACACCTCAAGGTCAAGCTCCTGCAGGTGCAAACCCAATGGACCCCACAGGAGCAGGTGGAGGAACAATAGGAACAGGTCAAGTACCTCAACCAAATGAACAAGGATTTAGTGGAAATGGACAAGCAAATACTGGGCAACCTCAAACCCCTAGTCAGCCACCAGCACCAACTCAATAAGTATTTAGATGCTTTGATAGAGCAGCATCATAAAGCTATAGAGCAAGCAGAAGATACAGTTGTTATGTATAGAACGCAAGGTGCAATAGCGGCATTAAGAAGATTAAAGTATTTAAGAGACGAGGTAAATAAAAACGATGGCTAAAAAATCTGTAAGTGACCAAATGGAATTGTTTGAAGATGGTGGATTTAAAGACCAAGGGAGAACTAACGACCCTATATCTAAAAATCCTGTACCTATTGGCTCTACTCAAGAAGAAGTAAGAGATGATATACCTGCTCAATTAAGTGAAGGTGAGTTTGTATTACCTGCTGACGTTGTTAGATATCATGGCTTAGAAAAAATTATGGGCATTAGAGACCAAGCTAAACAAGGCTTACAGAAAATGGAAGACATGGGTCAGATGGGTAACTCTGACCAAGCTAAATTACCTGATAACGTACCATTTACACAAATGGCAGAAGGTGGTGTAGTTCCGGGTGTTAATATACAAGGACCTACTACACAGTTAACTAAACAATCTATGTTTGCTTCTCCTGCTCAAACACAGCCACAACAAGTGGCACAACCTGTTACGGTACAGACACCATCAGCACCTGTATATGCATCTTCTCAGGTAATGCCAAAAACACCATACACTTTTGAACAAGCAATAGGTACACCGTTTGGACAACAACAACAATCAGAAACACGTATATACGTAAATGATGCAGGTGAAAAATTATACATACCTTTTGTAAATGGGAATCCTATTTATCCTATTCCTGCTGGATATAAACCTGAACCTGTTGCGGAAAAGGAAAAAGAACAGGAACAAACTGTAACAGATGTTCGTGCTAGAAGTGCTACTACGCAAGATACGGGAGACGATAGTGTAGGAATTAAATCTACAGCAGTATCTGAATTAGCTAAAGCCGCACAAAGAAGAGAAGCGGGAGTAGGCAAAGGTTTAGCTACAGCAGTAGGTGCTTTAGTTAATCCTATAGCAGCTATTGGTGGAACTATTATTAGTAATTTGATGGGTAAAGATTCTGCTTATCCTACAGCAGATGCTGATAAAATATTAGCTGCTGAAGATGACGCAGAAGCTATGTTTGATACAGCATATGGACCAGAAGAAATAGCAGAAGAAAATTCACAAAAAGCTTTTAATACAGACATAAGAAATGCTACTGTTATGTTTGGTGCTACCCCAACATTTAAATTTGGAACAAATGCAGGTGACGTGGATATAGCTAGTAATGGTGTTTATCACAATAGTGGTTTAGCTATAAACCCTGATGGTTCTGCTTCACAAACAGCACAAGGAACGGTATCCTATAAAAGTGCAGCAGATTTTGCTAAACATATGGCGGCTTCTTTTGATACAGGATGGCATGGCTCTACTTTATCCAAAGAAGAATACACTTCATTAGGACAAAAAGGTAAAGATAGATATGATGCATGGGCTAATCAATTAGGATATAAAACAGGTGGCGGTACTAAATTTGCTGACCCTAAAGATGATAGACTTACTAAAGTAGGAGATGAAATAAAAGGTGGAGACCAAAAACCTACTACTACTATATCTAAACCTTTTGGTAAAGATGAACAACGTTTTAGAGGAAGTGTAAAACCTATGGGTTATGTAGAACCTTTTGATGACACTAGCCCTGAAAGTAAAACTAAAACTAGTATAGACCCTAGGTCAGTAGACCCAACCGAATTTGCTAAAGGTGCTCCTAAAAGTGCAGGTGATTTTAGAATAGGAAGAGACCCTAAGTTAGCTGCGGGTATTACTACTAGAGGTGATAGAAGTAAACCTATGACTATAGAAAGTGTATTTAAACAAAGCCCTGCATACACTAGTTTAGTAAGAGCAGGTTTAGCGGGAACAGAATTAGAACAAGCTGAACAAAAACAAAAAGACCAACGAGCAAAAGTAGAAGCAGATATAAAGTCAGGTAAAGCTGATACATCTATACCTACATATACTAGCCCAACATATAGTTATGATTATTATGATAGTGGCGATAATAGTAGCGATAGTGGTGCAGATGCATCAGACCCGGGAAGTTCAGATATGGGATTTTCTACTGCATCAGGTGGTTTTATACAAAGAAAGAATTTACCTAAAGCAAATAAAAAGAAGCAGGGTGGGTTGGCTTCAAGACGATAACCCACATATAGGCTACTTATCCCCCAACATAATGGCTACGATAACCCCAAGGAGAAACTAAATGGCAGACGCTATGATTAAAGAAGCAACACCTAAAAAGGTTGCATTTGTAAGTAAACCTTACACACAGGAAGAAAGAATAAAAAAAGAAGAACAAGAATTAGAACAATTACTCAAAGAGCAAAAAGGTGAAGCTGAAGGACAAGTTGAAGAATCGGAAGATAAGAATGAAGAAGAACCGACTTCTGCTGAAGAGAAAACTTTTAAAAAACGTTATGGAGACTTACGAAGACATACCCAAGAAAAAGAAAAAGAGTTTCAAAAACAATTAAATGATTTGAAAGAGCAGTTAGATAAAGCAACTAAAAAGGAAATGAAACTTCCTAAGTCTGATGAAGATATAAGTGAATGGGCAAAAGAATATCCCGATGTAGCAGCTATAGTAGAAACTATTGCAACAAAAAAAGCAAGAGAGCAATCAGAGGATATAGCTAAACGAATAAAAGAAATAGACGAAAGAGATGCTAACTCTGTAAAAGAGAAAGCTGAATTAGAATTACTACGAATACATCCAGACTTCGTAGATATAAGAGAAAGTGATGACTTCCATGATTGGGCAGAAGACCAACCACAGTGGGTACAAAATGCTTTGTACGAAAATAATAACGATGCAAAATCTGCAGCAAGAGCAATCGACCTCTATAAGGCAGATAAGGGAATTAGTAAGACAAAAGAGAAGTCAGATGATACAGGTGCTGCTAAAGCAGTCACAACGAAAGGCAAAACGACTCCTTCAGAAACTAGCAAAAGCGTAGGCTTTAAAGAGTCTCAGGTAGAAAAAATGAGTCCTCAAGAATATGAAGCAAAGTCAGAACAAATAATGGAAGCTATTAGGTCAGGCAATTTTATATATGATATATCAGGAAATGCAAGATAATAGTTGAC